TACATCGGCTGCCTTGGACTTGTGACCAGCGAGGTTGCGGAGGCGATGGAAGCTGTCCGAAAGCACGCCCCCGCGACGTGGGGCGATTGGCAGTCAAAGGATACGCTAGTTCGCGAACTCGCTGGGACAATCGTCCGCGTCATGGACTTGGCGCACCACTTGGACCTTCCGCTTGGCGACGCGCTGCTTGCGGAGATTGAGGCCAACGCAAATCGCGGGTTTATGCACGGGGGGAAAAAGGCGTAACCAACTTACAACTCCGCGCGCTGCTCCGATGCTGAAACGCTAGCAGGCTGAAGTCCGGCGCGCGGGGTGACATCTTAACACAAACCGAAAGCACATGAGCAAACTGAAAGCAAAAGCGCCGGAGCTTATCAAACCCGGCAAGTTGAAGGCCGTCCTGTTTGGACCCAGCGGCGTGGGCAAGACTACGTTGGCCCTGTCGTTCCCGAGTCCGTATTATTTCGATGTCGAGGGCGGGGCCAAGGGTCCGCAATACCGCGAGCTTCTAAAGGCCAGCGGTGGCGCCTACATGGGGCCGGAGGATGGCACACTGAGCTTTGACACGCTGATTGAGCAGATGCAGGCGCTCTCCACTGAGCAACATCCCTACAAGACGCTTATCGTGGATAGCTTGACCAAGCTGTTTCAGACCACGATTGCGGCTGAGGCGGAACGGCTTGGAGACAAGGACGCCTTCGGAGCATCAAAGAAGCCAGCGGTGGCCGCCATGCGCCGGCTGGTGATGTGGGCAACGCGCCTCGACATGAACATCTGGTTCATCTGCCACGAGGCCTCCGAGTGGGGCATGGTCAACGGCCAGCGCACTGAGATTGGCAAGATTCCCGACGTGTGGGACAAGCTCATCTATGAGTTGGACTTGGCTATCCAAGCCAACAAGCGCGGAAGCTCGCGCATCGCCATTGTCCGCAAGAGCCGGATCACGGCATTCGAGGATGGGTCGCAGTTCCCGCTGGATTACTCCGAGTTCATCGCCCGCGCCGGCAAGGACGCGGTGGAGGCAGCGTCCGAAGCCATCACGCTCGCGCTGCCGGCCCAGGTCGCCGAGGTGAAGCACCTTCTGGAGATTGTCCGCATCCCTGAAGCGGACATTCAGAAAGGCTTTGAGAAGGCCGAAGTCTCCGACTGGTCCGAGATGACTTCGGACCAAATAACCAAGTGGATCACGTTCCTGAAGAAGAAAATCAGCGCATAACACCATGACGTTTACACCCAAGACAGAAGCTCAACTCAAAGAGAAGAACCTCTGGCCAGACGGAAGCTACGACTTCCGCGTTCAAGAGGCAGAGGAAGGAATCAGCACGAAAGGCAATGAGCAGATCAAGCTCAAGCTGGTTATCTACAAAGGCGAGGCAAGCCGCTTCGTTTACGATTACCTGAGCCCGCTGATGGAGTTCAAGCTCCGCCACTTCTGCGAGGCCACCGGACTGCTTTCCAAATACGACTCCGGCCGACTCACGGCCGATGACATGATTGGACGCGAAGGCATTGTCCAAATCCGCACCGAGCCGGCCAAGGGTAACTTTGAGGCCAAGAACGCCGTGAAGGATTACGTCGTGAAGAAGGCCGACATCCGCCGGCCTGACACCAAGACGGCGAGCCTGCCGCTAACTGCGAAGCAACCGGCAAAGCCTGACGACGATGACGGTTCGGAAGTTCCATTCTAAACCTCAACCCATCACCCCATGAATCCTCCCCTATTCGGACCATCGGTAATCCAGTCGCTGCTAGAGCGACAGTCCCGAGAACTCGCGGCCAATTGCTGCACTGAAGCGGCCGATGCGCTGCTAAACTCTGAAGACGGAACGCTCTCCGTTTCCTTCACCTTCAAGCTCGCTAAAACGCACAACGCGGTTTGCTCAACACCGGCAGCCGGATTCTCCGTCCGCACCAAGATCGACGGCGAGGAAGATTCGGAGGCGATTGCGGACCCAAGCCAACCGGAGCTTTTGGAAGGGGGCGCGCGATGAGCAAAGAAACTGAACAATTCCTCGCACGCCGCGCCGCGTGGCTCAATCGCGCCGCTGACGCCATCCAAACTAACAGCCCGCTTCTGTCACGCAGCGAGGCTATTGAAGTCGCCAAGATCGCGCTCAAATCATGGCAGGATTTGCGCCCGTGCATTGAGTGGCAGGAAACCGCGGACTTTATCCAAACGCTATGAGGACACTTCACTTCTTCGTCTCCGGCCTGCCCAAAGGCCAACCGCGCGTCAAAGCGTTCAAGCGCGGAAACCATGCCGGCGTTTACGATCCTGGCACCGCCGATGCGTGGAAGGGATGCGTGCGCGCGGAGTTCAAGGGCCGGTCTGCGGAGCTTGTGAAACCCGTTTATATGGGTCCGGTCGCCGTCGCCATGCGCTTTGTTATGCCGCGGCCAAAGTCGCACTTACGGGCAAGCGGATGGGATTTGAAACCCAACGCACCGCGCTACGTGACCAGCAAGCCAGACGCGGACAACCTCGCCAAGGCAGTGCTGGACGCTCTGACCGACGTAAGCGCGTGGACCGATGATAGCGTGGTTGTAAGCCTGAACGTCGTGAAGACCTACGGCAGCGAGACAGGCTGTGACGTTCAGATTTCACCGCTGACGCAGGAGGTGGGCCGTGAGTGAGGTTGGTAACCAAGCGGCGGCGCGGTATTACGCCAAGGAATACGCGCCCGGCCGCTGGCATGTGATTGATCCGAGCGGCCTGCCGCTTTACGACAACGCGCCACACGGGAAAGACCGGCCGTTGATATTCCGCGATGAGGACGCCGCCCTGGCGTGTGCCGAGCGGTGCAACGTGGATGATGATGGGTGTGATGAATAGCGCAGCAACATGAACCCCATGCTCACCCTAGACCGAATCCGACTCCGCACCGCGGAACATTACGACGTGCCGCTGCACCTGATGCTGGGCAAGTCGCGGCAGCCTCGCGTGGCATTCCCACGGCAGGTTTCGCTCTACCTCGCGCGGACGAAGCTGGGGCTGACGCTGGAAGACATCGGCGCACAGGCCGGCGTGCATCACACGACCGTTTTGCTCTCAGTTCGAGCGGTTCAGAACAGGATCACAACGGAGCCGCAGGAGCGGGAGCGGGTTGAGCAACTGGCGGTGAACATTACACAAGCAATGACTGGAAACGAATGAACAACCGAAAACAGAATTACGACGAGTTTGTAGCATCGAAGGTCAGGAAAGCTTTTGACACTGGCTTTGAGCACAAGCCTTTCACGGCATCGCTGTTTGAGTGGCAAAAGCGGATTGTCGCATGGGCGGTGAAGAAAGGACGCTGCGCCTTGTTTGAGGACTGCGGGCTAGGCAAAACCATCCAGCAGATCGAATGGGCAAACCAAGTGCAGCAACACACGGGCGGGCTTGTGATTATTCTCTGTCCGCTGTCCGTGGCGCAGCAAACGCAACTGGAAGCGGAACGGTTTGGATTCCCGAAGGTTCACCGTTTGAAGGAACGCGAGGACGTTCCAACATCGGGCCTTTGCGTCTGCAATTACGACCGATTGGACAAGTTCGAGGACGTGCAATTTGCCGGCGTCGTCTTGGATGAATCGTCCATTTTGAAATCCTTTGATGGAAAGTTGCGACGCTACATCACGGACCGATTCAGCGCCACGCCGTATCGGCTCTGTTGCACGGCAACGCCAGCACCAAACGACTTCACGGAGCTTGGCCAGCACGCCGACTTCCTGGGGATCTGTTCACCGGCTGAAATGCTGGCGACCTACTTCATCAATGACACGTTTGACACTGGCACCTGGCGGTTGAAAGGGCACGCGGAAGACCTGTTCTGGGAATGGGTGTCGTCGTGGGCTGTGTGCATCTCCAAGCCTTCCGACATCGGCTTTGATGATGCTGGCTTCGCGTTGCCTCCGGTCAACACGACCATCATAAATGTGGAGTTTGAGGAAGCGCCGGACTTTGAGACGGGCGAACTGTTCAAGTCCAACGAAGTGTCCGCGACTGAGCTTCATTCTGAGCTTCGCAAGACGATGAAAGAGCGCGTGGAAGCGGCTGCCAACATCGTCAACAAATCGTCGGACCCGTTCGTTGTGTGGTGCGAGGCTAACGAAGAAAGCGAACTGTTGGCGTCTATGATACCGGATGCTGTTGAGGTTACCGGATCAATGTCGTCGGACGTGAAGGAGCGCAACCTACTGGCGTTTAGCAGCGGGCAAAAGCGGGTCATCGTCAGTAAGCCGAAGTTGGCTGGGTTCGGGCTGAACTGGCAGCATTGCTGGAATGAGATATTCGTCGGCCTGTCTCACTCGTTTGAGAAGATGTATCAGGCCGGAAAACGGATTCATCGGTTTGGCCAGAAAAAACAGGTCAACCGTTACATCGTCCAAACCCGTCGGCAGGAATCCATCCTCAAGACGGTAATCCGAAAGCAGATTCAGCACGAATCCATGCGTGCGTTAATCAACAAGACCAAAAGCCAACTAGAGGGAGCATCGAACATCGTGACACTCAAGACAGACATTGAATCGGTTTCAGAAGGAAAGTGGACCGTCTACAACGGCGATTGCGTCCGCGTCGCCAGCACGCTTGCCGACGAGTCCATCGGATTCAGCGTGTTCAGCCCGCCGTTTGCCGACCTGTTCACCTATTCGTCGGACATCCAAGACATGGGCAACTGCGGCGGACTCGACGAGTTCATGGTTCAGTTCGGATACCTGATCGACCAGTTGCATCGCGTCACGATGCCGGGCCGCGAGTGCGCGGTTCATTGCTGCGACCTGCTGGCGACCAAGTGGAAGGATGGCAACATCGAACTGAAGGACTTCAGCGGCGCCATTGCCACGGCGTTCCGGCAACGCGGCTGGCTGTTTCATTCGCGCATCACAATCTGGAAGTCGCCGGTCACCGAAATGCAGCGCACCAAAGCACACGGGCTGCTCTACAAGACGCTGCGGACCGATAGCAGCAAGAGCCGCGTCGGAGCGCCGGACTATCTGCTGGTCTTCAAAAAGAAAGGCGACAACCCGAAGCCAATCACGCACGACGAAACATCGTTCCCGCTGAATTTGTGGCAGGAGATCGCATCGCCCGTCTGGATGACGGTTAACCAGGGACGTGTGCTCAACGGAGAAATCGCGCGGGAAGATGCCGACGAGCGCCACATCTGCCCGCTCCAGTTGGATGTCATCGAACGCGCCTTGCACATGTGGAGCGCCAAGGATGACTTGGTGTTCTCACCGTTCACAGGCATTGGTTCGGAAGGCTATTGCTCGGTCAAGATGGGCCGGCGCTTTGTCGGATCGGAGTTGAAGACGAGCTATTGGAAAACAGCCATAGATAACCTCCGTCGGGCAGAGGTTGAAGCGAAGGATCTGTTTTCTTGAACAACCCTCACCGCATTACACAAGCAATGGAGGCAAAAGCATGAGCGACACACCAAGCAAAGAACCAGTTCTTGAAGCTGGTATGCTAACCTACAGCCAAGAAAACGACTGCTGCGATGACGGCACAATTGGCCAGTTCATCGAAATCGAATCTCACGACGGCGGGGGCGGAAAATACTTCACGATCAAAACCGAGCGTTGGTCATTTGATGACGCGAAACAGTTGGTTGCGATGATCGAAGACGCGGAACGGAGGTTGAAATGAGCGACACACCAACACCGAGGACTGATACGGTATGCGACAGATTTTCCCGCGGCCTGATGGGTTCCGGCGAGGTGAGGGCGTTTATGGAGCAACTCGAACGCGAGCTGGCCGCGGCCAACGAGCGCATCCGCCGGCTGGTGGAGGCGGGGGATGAAATTGCCTTCCGCCTTCGTGAATCCGTATTCACGGAAGACGAGGTTGCGATTGAAGAATGGGACCATGCCAAGGAGGCCAAGCTGTGACGTTCCCCGCTTCGCGCCTTTGCGCGTTCGCTGTTCCATCCCGATTTGCCTGACCATGTTTGAGCAGGAGCCACAGCATCCGCTGTTCGCGTTGCCGACGGAGCGGCAGGCGCGGGCGATCTTGCGGAATCACGGGGAGCGCGGGTTGGGCGACTTCCTGAGCCGGCGCCGGCAGGCGATTGCGGACGCGGAACGAGACCCGCTCCAGTTCCTGCCGCCCATGAAGTCGTGGAAGCTCACGCGGCGCGTGGTGCGGCGGTATCGGCCCAAGCTGCTGGTGTTGCTCGGGGGCAATCGGTCGGGCAAATCGTTCTACTGCGCCTATCATCTGGTGCTGGAAATGCTGTCGCAGGATGCGGGCAGCGATGCCCGGTTTCTCGTGGGGTCGGAGACGGAGCGGAGCAGCATCGAGACGGCGCAGCAACTGGTGTGGCGCTTCCTGCCGCCGGACCTGAAGGCGTTGAACGGCAAGCGCGATCCGCGGCGCGTGTTCAGCATCGGTTACGATCCGAAGAACGGGTTCGCCGACCGCATCCTGGTGCTGCCGAGCGGGGTGAAGCTGC